GACCTATCTTATTTTATTGACACAAGAAGTTTGGATCGTGGCAGACCAACAGGAGATGCTGGGGTTTTTGAAAAACCCTTAGACCTTTCTAAGATTATTAGTATTCATAAAACTGGCAGCAATACATCATTGACTATTGTGTATAATCCAGAAGTAAAAGAAAGACTTCTAAATAGTTTTTTGTCTGGACCTAGCAAGAGCTATCCCGTAGCCTTTGTTGAAGAAAGTAGGATACTGGTATATCCAAACTCGTTGACTGACATTAGTCTTAGATATTACAGGCAGCCTGCATCACATCAGCTAGGTGTGGGCACAGACTTTTCATCTACACCTATCTATGTAGAGGCTGACGCAGGGTCTAACATCACTGTTCCTGATGTACGAAACTCAAGACACTTTGAGCTCCCTGGACACTATAAGAATGAATTGATCATGGAGATTGCCAAAATGATTGGCATTAGATTGAGAGACAATTACCTTTCTGGATTTGCAATCGCAGAAGAAAAAGCTGAGTAATGGCATTTACTGAAGACATTGTATACGACGGGCTAAGAGCTGACGCTACAGAAAATACTGAAGCAATGAACTACTTGCCTTTAAACCAAGTCATTGCGGACTATATCATTACCATGGACGGTGATGATTACACTAGCAATGTCTCTGATGTTGCTATTCAAAACATCGCTATGCGTGGAATTAGAGAGCTTGGCTTTGATGTTACTGCTCGCGTCAAGTCTCTTAAGAGATCAGTAGAATCAAACAATACTGTCATCTTACCCGAAGACTTTGTAGATATTGTAAAGCTCGGTGTGGTTGATGGTGATGGAGTTATCAGAGTTTTTAAGCAAAACAAAAACATCAACTA